TGGACACGCCATGGTGCTTCGCCTGGAATCTTCCCAACAGGGAAATCCGATGGTCGCTCGCGAATACGCGCGGCAACTCGCAAGTCGAGTTCGGAAACAGTGTATCCTTCCACGAGTGGAAGACCAACACCGCCGAACGACTCAGGCACAAACCATGGAACCCGAACACTCTTCAGGATCTCAATATGATGAGAAATAAACTTTTTCATCACTTCTGAACGAAGTGACGGGGGCGAAGACTCAATAAGATCACGAGCACGCGATCCTATCGTACCATCACGAACGGAATTCGTGACAGAGTCAACACCAACCTTTGCACCAGATCGTTTCACCCCGAGGAGTAATCCGAGATTGATGAAAGGTGTTCTTTGAAATACACATTGTCGTCGAGCTCTCTCTCCGACAACTTCGTATGGTTCGACACGTTTGAAATTGACAGAATTGATCTGCAAAAACTCGCGTGAAGAAAAAAACTTACCTATAGAAGGTTCAAGTCCAGCCGAAGAAGTGATTTCTTTCCAATGTTTAACTCCAGTTCGCTTAATGCGTAGCCCGCAGTCATCTCCATTAACCAGCAAAGGACATTGCTTGAGTTGGAGACTCTTGTCAGATGACACCTCAAGTGTCCATCGACAGAGCGCTGCGTTGGCTATACAAAGAACTGGGAATGAAACAACAGAACCCATCAATTGGCCATTACATTGCGTGTGTGTCTTGCCTTTTTCATCAACAAATACATGTCGAGTAAGAGCATCACGGAACAACTTCGATTCGTCAGGGCTCAGACCGACGCACGATGAAATTTCATCGGCGATCGCGTCCGAAACCCATGACTCTAGGTTATCCGTTGCAGCGGAGTAGTCACCTGATAGATAAACTTCATCATCTAAAAGGCGACTCCCTACAGCGTTTTGTATATCCATCGGTTCCACAGGCTTAGCGATAAGCTTGAAAACCGGATGTTTAGACAATGTGCGCCACAGGAAGGCCTGCAAACTCTTAAGGACGAATGATGTGTAAGGAGAGCCCTTAGAAATTACGCGTATCTTGAGCGCCTCTGGTAAACCAACGGCGGCAACATAGTTGCGATCGTACTTAGCCTGTACCATACAGGCATCGTACAAATCAAGATAACGTCTCTCAAGGCGTGTAACATCGGCATGAACCTCATGACTCGGTGAGTACACCTCCCCTTCAAACATATTCCGTATTGCATAATGTATTGTCCCCGCTTCTGATTCCTGAGTGCGAAACTGAATCAGTGACGAAGCAATATCCTTCTGTCCATATTCTTGAAGACCAAGTGCCCTTATCA